TCCGCGTGCGCTCAGCCGCATTCACCGCATCACAAAATTCACTTTAAAAAGGGCGGCAGAGCAGTCACGGAGTAAAACTGATACCGCCAAACGTCACCAGAAAATTGATAACAGAGGGCGTTGCAGCGGGGTTGTCACTTAAGCGTATGGTCAACCTGACAACCCGGTGTCCTCAACGGGGAAGGAATAACCCCGCCATACTTACCGCCGCGCCATTTCGCGGATTGCCACAACCGGAAGCGCACGATCGAATTAAATTTAACGACGACCTATACAGAGAGACTAACTTCGCCGGGCGCTTTCGTGTTATGCCCTGACTTTTCAGGGATATATCCTTTTCAGTAAACTGTTAGTGCCGGATTCTTATCCGTGTCCGGCGCACGCACTCTACCTCACCTGTGAATAAATTAATGATTAATTGATATTTTGTTATTTGATTCAACTTTCCCATCGGATGTGTGATGCTTTAAATCACAGGAATTAATACTGCTCGCTGTAAAATGATTTTCAAGGGGAGCTATTCGAATCCCTTTCTTTTTCATTAACAAGCCAAATCCTTTATTAATGATGTCCATTAATTCCAGGAAGTATTTTTCATGTAAATCCTGGTTATCAGAGAGCTGCTTCTCTTCGTACAGACCGATAAAGGCACGACGCACGTTACCGGATATAGTATCGATGGTTTCTTTTTCTACGGTACTCAGGTCAAGAGTCGCCAGTTGAGAGCGAACCACATTCGATGCCATTTCCTGGAATGGTACTGGTAAATCTTTAAATTCCATCGTCAACCTCATCAGTCAGTGTTTCTGGTTAACCAGCGACGCGCGCCAGCTTCAGTTTTAAACGTTTTGCTTTTGGTATACGTCATCGCGGTGAACGTACCGTCCTGGTTGGGGAACACGCCACATACCAGAGATTCGCTGTTGCCAAGATCGATAGTATCCATGCTGACCTCATTTCCCCTTAACGCCGGGGTAGCGGAACAAAAACCTGCTGCATAGTTATTAAAGTTGAACCCTGCCGTCATGTTCTTACGCCTCGGGCTGGCTACTTAACCCCTGACCACTGCCTGGTAACTCGAAGTATTGCCCTGCATTCTGTGGGGCGGGGTGGGTTGGTATGAAAAGAAGGATACCCATAGGTATTTAAAAAGTAAATACCCGTGGGTAAATTTTTGCGGTGTCTTAACTGGTGACTAGTTGTTTGGTGAGCTATGATGCGTTTTGTGCTTTCTTTTTACGGATTTCTTCGTAGATCATATTGTAATACTGTTTTTTCTCTTCAAGAGTTTTTAATAATTTATCCGCTTCACTTTCTGGCAGTTCGTCTAAGAGATCTAAAAAAATACGTTGTCGTGGCGTTAGAACCCTTGTTTCATAACTGGAGGCTGTGTTCGTTGATGATGAAACGATACCATCCATCCATCCCCGGGGTAACCCAAAGGACTCTTCGATAATCTCCACCATATCATCAGCGATCCGTTTTTTTCCCTTTTTCCCCTCTGGGTACAACATTCTTGATACATAAGAAGGCTCGCGCCCGATCTTTCTGGCCACGTTAACCGCTTTACCATCGCATTTCTCATCACGAATTTTGATGAGTTGCTGTCGTCTAAATTCATATTTGTCCATAGGTAAATAATAGATGCGATTACCGCAAGGTAAACAACCTGTGGGTATTGACTTTTGTTTACCTGTGGGTATTCTTTGCTGTGTTTACTAAGGAGTAGCTATGGAAGAATTAAGAATATTTCTCAATTCTCTTTCGTCAGATGAACAGCGTATGTTTGCATGCGAGTGTGGTACCAGCATCGGTTATCTAAGAAAGGCATTGAGTAAAGGTCAAGTGTTAGGGGCATCGTTATGTGTCCTTATTGAGCGAGCCAGTAATGGTGAAGTTACACGTCAGCAACTAAGGCCTTTTGATTGGATGAATATTTGGCCCGAGCTGGAAGATACCAAAACGTTAACACAACCACTTTCTAGGAGCTTGATTCATGAAAATCAAGCATGAACACATCCGCATGGCGATGAATGCCTGGGCGCGTCCTGATGGCGAAAAAGTTCCAGCAGCTGGAATAACCCAGGCTTATTTTGAGTTGGGTATGACGTTCCCAGAACTGTATGACGACAGCCATCCGGAAGCCCTGGCTCGCAATACCCAGAAAATTTTCCGCTGGGTAGAGAAAGACACCCCTGATGCTGTTGAAAAAATGCAGGCTCTGTTACCGGCGATCGAAAAGGCGATGCCGCCTTTGCTGGTGGCCCGTATGCGCAGCCACAGTTCTGAATATTACCGTGAGATCGTCGAACGGAGGGATCGGCTGGTGAAGGATGTCGATGATTTTGTTGCGTCAGCGGTTGTTTTGTATGACCAGATGAATCGCGGCGGCCCGGCAGGGAATGCTGTGGTGATGCACTAAAAGCACGGTGTTCGGGGGTTTTATGAGCAGCAAGCTTCATGGTCTTGTCTGGGAAGGGTGCGCCTTCACCGGCATGATCTTATCCAGGGTGGCGGTTATGGCCCGTCTTGCAGACTACAGCAATGACGAGGGCGTGTCATGGCCTGCCATTGAAACTATCCGGCGTCAGATCGGTGCAAGAAGTGAATCCACAGTGAAATCGGCTATTGCAGAACTGGCGAAAGAGGGCTGGCTGACGAAGGAAGAGCGTAAGGTCGGTGGGCGTAATGTAAGCAATATCTATCGGCTTAATGTGGAAAAACTCGAAGCAGCTGCGGCGGCGGCGCGTGAGTCATATAAACCGAAAAGAAAAATTAGCCCGGCAAAAAATGACCCGTTAACAGTTGACCCGTCAAATATTGACCCCTCAACGGTTGACCCGTCAAATTTTGATGGATCAACTGTTGATAAAAAACTGCCGATTAGGGGGGCGATGATTGACCCCGATCCGTCAGTATTAAAACCTGATCCGTCAGATAAAAGATCTTCTTGTCCGGACGCTTCGCAACCGGACCCGCAGACGGCTGAACAGGATTTTTTAACCCGACACCCTGACGCGGTTGTGTTCAGTGCGAAAAAACGCCAGTGGGGAAGTCAGGAAGATTTGGTGTGCGCACAGTGGATCTGGGGACGAATCGTGAGTCTTTACGAGCAGGCGGCCAGCTATGATGGCGAGATCACTAGACCGAAAGAACCCAACTGGACAGCATGGGCCAATGACGTTCGCACAATGCGGATGCTGGATGGCAGAACTCACAGACAAATTTGTGAAATGTTTGGGCGTCTCCAGCGGGATTCGTTCTGGGTAAAAAACATCATGAGTCCGGCAAAACTCCGGGAAAAATGGGATGAACTGGTTATCCGCCTGGGGCGTTCGCCTGCGCAGCGTTGCGTGAATCACATTTCTGAACCGGACACTGAAATACCGCCGGGATTCAGGGGGTGACGTGTCATGAAAAACATTGCGGCAGTTGGGGTTCTTGAACGTATTCGCAGACTTGCACCACAGGGGTCGGTTCCACCGTACCGGACGGTGGAGGAGTGGCGGGAATGGCAACTTGCTGAAGGACGAAAACGCAGCGAGGAGATTAACCGCCAGAATCGCCAGTTGCGGGTGGAAAAAATCCTGAATCGTTCGGGCATCCAGCCTCTGCACAGCAAATGCTCGTTTGCAAATTATCAGGTGCAGAACGACGGGCAAAAATACGCGCTGAGCCAGGCCAAATCCATAGCTGACGAACTGATGACCGGGTGCACGAATTTTGTGTTCAGCGGTAAAACCGGCACCGGGAAAAATCACCTTGCAGCGGCGATGGGCAACCGGCTGATGGTGAAGGGGCGCAGCGTGATTATCGTCACCGTGTCTGACGTCATGAGCGTGTTGCATGACAGCTACGACAACGGCAAATCCGGGGAAAAATTTTTACAGGAGCTTTGCGGGGTTGATTTGCTGGTCCTGGATGAAATAGGCGTTCAGCGGGAGACGAAAAACGAGCAGGTGGTATTGCACCAGATAATTGATCGCCGGACAGCATCACTGTGCAGTGTCGGGATGTTAACAAACCTGAATCATGCCGCAATGAGTACGCTTCTTGGTGAGAGGATTATGGACCGCATGACCATGAACGGTGGTCGATGGGTGACGTTTAACTGGGATAGCTGGCGTCCAAATGTCAGCAATATGAGGGTTGTGAAGTAATTTTGTCCGGAGGAAATTTTAATGGAAACCGTATCTGACGCACTGAAAGCACTGAAAAAAGCCTCTTCACATGTGGTGGCAGCTCGCCTTGGAATCAGTCGTGAAGAGGCTGTCAACGAGCTGTGGGAACTCAAAAGAAATGGCGTCGTTGATAAAACTGGTCACACCTGGTTTCTGGCTGGCGAAGGTGAATCCCGGGTAACCGAAGAGCGGCCAGTAAAATCTGAAGCACAGGATATGCTGACCGGGGAGGTCGAACAAAAAGTTACCGCAGACATGATGATTGAGTTTATCGGTCAGGATGGGGCTAAAACGTGTGAGGAACTGGCGGGTAAGTTCGGTGTCAGTACTCGCAAGGTTGCTTCCACGCTGGCGGTGGTAACCGCAACGGGGCGGCTGGCACGCGTTAATCAGAACGGTAAATTTCGTTACTGCATGCCGGGCGATAATTTACCAGCAGAGCCGAAAGCCGCGCTGGTAACGGAAAGTGATGGTAAGGCCTTTCCTCAGCCAGCAGGTGCTGCGTTACCAGTCCGGGAAGCCGCAACACAGGAAGAAATTAAAACAGAAACTGTGGCGGACATTGTGCAGCCGTTGCCATCGTTTACCGAAACGCAAGCAGATGAGCTGATTTTTCCGTCCCTTCGCAGGGCAAACCTGGCGCTGCGCAGGGCGAAAAGTGATGTTCAGAAGTGGGAGCGAGTCTGCGCCGCGCTGCGGGAGCTGAACAAGCACCGGGATATTGTTCGACAGATTACTGATTCTTCCCGCCGTGTTGTATCGGAAAAGTGATTGCCGGAGGCGCTTATGGCAAAAGTATTTACACAAGAAGAGCGGGAAAAAATTAAAGGGCAGGTTGTTGAACTAGTACGCCGGAGTGGGCGCGAGACGTTACGGCAACTGGAAGCCAAGACAGGTGCGACAAGATATCTGATGAGCGTTCTCGCCAGAGAGCTGGTTGCCAGTGGCGATGTATACAACTCTGGTTACGGGTTATTCCCGTCTGAACAGGCTCGTAAGGACTGGCAAAATGCCCGCAAAAAACTATCTAGGGCAAAGGTGAAGAAACCATCTGTGGTTGATCCGGATCTTATCTGGTCATTACCAGACGGAGAAATACGCCGCTACGACAGGCGTCTGAACATAATCTGTAGCGAGTGCCGGAAGAGCGAAGCTATGCAGCGTGTACTGGCTTTCTATCAGGGTAATTTTCAGAAGGTGCTGTTGTGAGCCAAATTAACAATCGGAACTTCGTGAAGAGAAAGCATAATCCAAATCTGAATAATTAAGTTCAGCACTGTAAATAAAATTTAATCCTTAACTGGAGGTATATTTATGTTAAATACACAGAAAGCCATTAATGCGGAAAAATATAACGAGTGGGCAAGAAAATTCTCTGAGCAGATTTTTAAAATTACTGGCGATGAGAATGTGGCAAAAAATGAATTAGAACCGTGGACACCTGAAGGAAACGCACCAAATTATTGCTGGTGGGAGGTTGATCCGGTTGATGCTGCAAATGAAGCCATGAGTTACCACAACGATTAATGTCGGGAGGCCGCCCGAAAGGGCGGTAAGAAATGACTACATTATTCAGAAAAGAATATCCGCAAAAAAGTAGGGCGACAGAATTTTTGTTTCTCATTCTGTTTATCGTATTGATGATACCGATATCCCCTCTAATTTTTGTCTGGGCAATCGGGAAAATAATTGAGCCAGTTACTGAATTGTATACCGACGTTGTATGGGCGTCGTTCAACACACTGCACAATAAAATTAATCCGTATAAGGAAAACTGATATGGCAACTTTGACAAAAAAAGAACGGGCATGGTTAAACGAATTACAGGAAGTTCTTGATCGCTGTCCATCACCGAAAAAAATTGGCTTTTACACCATTGGCGATAAAAGCATTTACCTGTATGACCTACGCCGCATGGATGAAATCATGGAGGCTCTTGATAATCGTTCGTCGATGGATTGGTGTGTTGCTGTTCATGATATGAATGCAGGGTTTGATGAAAAGATTTTGTTCCCCTCATCAGTTGAAAGCACTGCGGGTTAAGGAGTAACACATGACCACTATTACCAAAGAACGTATTGAATTGTTCATTAAAAATCCGGTTGAAAACGGGCTTACCCGTGGTGAACAAATGGAACTGGCACGGATTGCGCTGGCATCGCTGGAAGCAGAGCCGGTGGCAAAGATTATAGCTCATTACCCATTAGGGGTTGACGTAGGCAAACAAAAATTCGTACAGGCCATTAGAGAGCTTCCTGACTTTGGCGGATATCTATTTGCCGCCCCTCCAGCGCCGATAGTGCCGGAAGAAATGTATTGGCAGGATGCGCCAGTTGAAGGCAGCAGCAAAGCGGCTGCATACGCTACAGGCTGGAACGATTGCCGCGAAGCCATGCTTCAGTCCGGAAACTTTCGGGAAAATAAAGATTCGTCAACCAATAATTTTCGGAAAATCCCGGAAGCGTCAACCAGCTCTCCGGTAACTCCGGCTCTTCTGCCTGGTGGTTTCACCATTGAGGAGGCGAAGGAATTACATGAAGACCTGGTACGCAGCCACATAAGCAAGGCCTTAAGTGGCGAAAAGATGAAAAAGAAAGATCGCGATGCTGATTTGCGCTGGATTCATGGCGTTATAGTTCAGGCAGCGTGGTTTGTAAAAGCATCACTGGAGCAGAATGCACTATCGGGCAACTATCCGGTAACTCCGGATAGTTGGATAAGCTGTAGTGAGCGAATGCCGGATACCAAAACAGCCGTTCTTGTTGCCGTGGAGTTTGACAGGAAAGGTGACTGGCGAATGAAATGGGCGACTTACATCCCGGGTCATCCTGACGCTAATGATGGGTGGATAATTCCTGGTGCGTCGTGGAAACCGTCACACTGGATGCCGCTACCAGAACCGCCGCAGGAGGTGCGCCAATGAACTGGCCTGAAGCATTTGCAATTACAGGCGTTGCTATGGCTATCGCTTTTTTAGTATATGTTATTTGTCGGTGGGGGTAAAAACGTTCGCCGGGATTAACACCAAAGGAGGGAATATGTCGGATGATATATCACTGGCAATGGAAGGTGCGCTGGCTGTTGTTGCTGTTGTGGGCGTTTACTGCCTGGTTGTGTTTTTGATGGATCGACTAGGGAACTGAATTCATTACGATATGGGAATTCCCATATCGGGTAAAAACGGTTTGCGGTAAAGCGAGAGTTAAGTAGAATTGCTGCGGGTGCTTGAGGCTGTCTGCCTCGGGCATGCCACCGTAAGGCAGACAGAGAAAAGCCCCAGTTAACATTACGCGTCCTGCAAGACGCTTAACATTAATCTGAGGCCCAATCTATGCTTCACAAACGTAGGTTAGCCTCTTACGTGCCGAAAGGCAAGGAGAAGCAGGCTATGAAGCAGCAAAAGGCGATGTTAATCGCCCTGATCGTCATC